GGTCAGCAACGATGTACTGCTCTGTGGACAGTTCAAACTGGGAAGGTTGTGCCATGGTTAGTTACCTCAATCAAAGTTGGAGGTGTTGCTGGCACGCACGATGCCGAGGTTCTTCAGCTCGTACACCCTCGACCAGTTGCCAACTGTTTCCAGTTGAGCGCGGGTCGGGTTGGTGGTGGTGACGCCCCACTTGGCACCAACAGGGTGGTAGCAGTAGTGCAGATCGATCGACATGGCATCGCTCTTGGCGAGGATGTCACGATCGGTTTCGGTCTGCATTGCGAGCTGTTCGCCGGAGGCAACAGCACCCTGGGTGAAGAAGTAAGTGGCGTACTCAGTCGAGCTGCCGCTACCGTCGGTCTGCACATCGTCAGACACGATCACGCGCAGACCCATGTAGGTCGGCACGCTCACGGGTCCGTAAGCGCCAGCAATGCTGCCGCCGACGAAGTCAGTGACGCTAGAGGTCAGACGTGCGTCTGTCTCGGTCACATAGTCGATTGCCTTGCGCTCGACTAAGTCGTAGTACACCTTGCTGTGCATAGCAACAGCGGCCAGCTTGTCGCCTTGATCGCCCAGCAGGCTGCGGGCTTCAGCAACGTGACGGGGGCTCAGCGTGGTGGGGGTATCACCAGACTCGCCGTCAATGGTCAGGCCAAAGAAAGCAGCAGAGCTGGAGGTGGAACCAATGCTGCCGAACACACCGGCCAGGCAAGACAGAAGGTCCTTTTGGCGCTGGTTGGCAACGTAGTCAGCGATCTTGGCGCCGATAGCGGCCATGGGATCGGCACCAGCAGCCAGGGCTGCCAGGTCACGAGCCTCAAAGGCACGGCCACGGTGCAGAATGACGCCGACTTGCTTGTCAGCAGTGATCTTGCCGGGGGTCAACGAAGTGCTATCGGTCAGCACCTCAAAGTCGCCGGAAAGGTTGGCTTTCCAGAATGGGACGTTGATAAAATCACCACCCTCAGTTGCATTCAGCTCCGCCAAGGGCTGCACCACACCGCTAGCCAGGAAGGCATCACGCTGCGTGGTTTGCTCAATGACGTAAGGCGTAAAAACCTCTGGGATGATGATGTCAGAGCGAAGAGTCGCCATGATTCATCTCGGGGGAATGGTTTACGGTGTGGGCGCAGCCCAAAGCACCAGCGCAGCCGGTTGCTGGCAGCTTAACGGTTAGCCGCTGCCTTCATGCGATCGTACAAATCACGATCAGTGCGGAACAGTCGCGCCTGTTCTGTCAAATTGAAGCTATCACGACTGAATGGGTTTGCCATGCCTGCAGGGATGCCGCCAGTGCTGGCGCCGGCTGATGGTGCGCCGCTGCCTTGAGGCTTGGGTTGCTTCTGCATCCATGCCGGCAGAGTCTTAGCCCACTCGCTGACGGGCGTGCGTTGGTAGCCATCGACCACTACCACAGTGCCGTCAGGGTCACGCTCGATCTGATCGGCGCTCAGCTTGGTCTTAAGCACCAAGTCAGGGTCATGCACGATGTCGGCCAGTGCCGTCACTGCTGGCGTGACCAGCTCCAGCTCGCGGACGCGGCTTTCCAGTGCGGCAATGCGCTGGTCCTTTTCCGTCGTCGCCTCACGGAACTGCTGCTCCAAAGCCTGTCGCGCCTCTTGATACTTACCTTGCGACTCAAGCTGCTGCTGCTCGTGGTTGCGCTTGAACTCCAATAGCTCATTGACATCAACCCCATCAGGCAACGCTGGCGCCTTTTTGGCAGCGCGCAGTTCTGCAATCAGCTCTTTGTTTTTGCGCTCTAATGCCTCAACGCTGCGTTGCAGTGCGTCGGTATTGTCACCCCCGGTAGCCGCAGGCTCCTGGGTTTGTGTTTCATCAGACATGGATAAGCCGCAGGCTTAATTACGCTGCCATCGTAATGGCGCGTGGTGATCGTGTCAAAGCGTGAATGGGACACACCAACCCGTGAGCCATGGAATCCGCTGATCAAGCAGTGCCTTGACGCAGTGGATCGTCATGAGCACCTGTACCGCAGCACCGGCAACGGCTGGCATGCGGCCAAAGCGCAAGACCTGCGGTGGTACGTCGCTGAGCTAAAGGACTGGATTCACCGGCAGGAGGCGGCTACCACTTCACCTTGTCCGCCCAAAACGCCGGCGACATCTTCCCGCGAGCAATGTTACTGGCGTGCCTTGCCTTGAAGGATGCCCGCCTGGCTTTGTCCGCGTCTGATTCACCTTTACGCGGTGGGCTGCCGCTGACGCCTTGCTGGCCGAACCGGATCAGCTTGACGGTCTCGCCTTCTTTGGCCAGCACCGCATGGGATTTGGTCGGATGGTTTGGCGTCCGCTTGGGTTTGTTGTAACCCTCAAACTGCTCGCCGCGATAGGTGATCATCGCCGTGGCGCAGGTTTCAGCTCTGACCGCTTTTTGATGACCGCGTTGCCGGTTGACTCGGATTTGATCCGCACGATCGGATCGTCCATGCTGCCGACGCGGGTGACGCTACCGCCGCCTTGCGTTGGTATGGTCGCCCGCTCGCCGCCAATGCTGGTGATCACGCCAAAGGTGCGTGTGCCTTGGTAGTTCCAGCTAACCCGGTCGCCGCGTTTCATTTCTTCTTGCCGCCTTTCTTGGGCATGGGCTTTTGAGGCTTGGCTGGTCCGGTGTACTTAGGCATCACTTTTTACCTTTGGGTTTACGGGCTTTGCCGGCTTTGGACAGGGCGATGGCGACGGCTTGCTTTTGCGGCTTGCCGGCCTTCATCTCAGCTTTGATGTTCGCTGAGATGGTTTTCTGTGAGCTACCTTTCTTTAACGGCATCGTACCGAGCCCGCAACTGATCTAATGTTAGCTCTGACCCGTCGTCGCGGACCAGCTTGGCGATGGCGTCCTTGGGTCCGTACTTGGCCGACAGCTTGTCGAAATAGGCAACCTTGTTGGCACCGAGTGCCTTTGCCTTGACCGGCAGCGGCTGCTTGGCAAGCCACTGGCCGTAGGACTCATTGACCGGCACCTGACCATCGGCACTGGCGCGGGTGCCTGCTGGCGGCGGCGTGAAACCAAGCGCTTTGTAGTCAATGACCGGCACGGTGGTGCTGCGACAGTTGAAGTGCTGCGGCGGCGTTGGTCCTTTGCCGTATTCAAACTCGCGGCCATCGAGCGCCCGGCAGATTGCGCTGGTGCGGGTGTCAAGCGTAGCGACGTACCGATAGCGCGGCGTGATGTCCTGGTTCGCCTCGTAGACCTGCTGGCTGGCGGTGTTGGCCACTTGGTTGATGCTCGTGCGCACCAGGGCAATGACTTGGTTGTCCGCCACTGCTGTTGCCTGCCCGCCTGCAGCAATGAGCTGCTTGACGGTCTTTGCTTCCTCGCCAAACTGCAGGCTGCCGATCAGCCGCTTAGCAATGGCTGGCGTTGGCTCACCAGTCAGCAGCCCCTGCCGGACCACTTGCGAGAACCGCTCAGCCTGATCGACGGCGATGCCCCTGAATGCCTTGGTAACTGTCTCGCCATTGGGCAGCGTGATTGTTGCGCCCTTGGCAGCGGTCAGATTGAATACGCCAGTGCCGGCTTGTTGAGCCAGTGCCTCTGCGCCATAGACGGACTTGAACAGGTCATCGCTTAGCGCCACCACATTGAGTTGCGTTGGATCCGTCGTGACCACGCTTTGGGCAAACTGCGGGCTGATTTCAACGGTGCGCACTGCATCACGAGCGCCAGCAGGCAATGCACGCCGCAGTTGATCAGTCACAAACTCAGACTGCAATTGCGCGATGCCTTGCAGCTCGGTTGCTGTGATCTCCGTTGCATCACCTGCCCAGGTGCCGAGGCTGTCCTTTAGCTGCGCCAAGATCGCCCGCAACCGTGCCGCCTTGACCGGCGCTGCTAGCTCATCAATCGTCCGCAGTTGATTAACTGCATCAATGATGATGTCGTTGTATGCATTTATGATGCGCCGTGCAACGCTATTGCTGAACCTGTTTAGGTCAATGGCATTGCGGTATAGCGCTTCTGGTGTAGCCATTAGATCACACCAAGTTGCTCAGGGCGATATTGCGACCTGATGCTTACATTGGCGCCACGGGTTAATGCACCCTGCACTGCTGCAGCGAAGGCGTCGTAACCGTTCTGGCCGTCTTCCATAATGCGCAGCTCATCCACTTCATCGGCTTTGCCGTCTTTGTACCATGTCAGCCGGATGACAGCTAGCACCTCATCAGGCAGGTCGCAAACGGTGTAGTCAAGTTCCTGTTTCCTGGGCTTTTTCGGCTCCATCCATATCATCAGGTCCACTAGCCAGTCTGTCAGCTTGTCCAGCAGACGGTAGATCAAGCCCCGCATTGGATGTGGCCTCCAGCTCCTCGTCTACATCAAAGTTATCGCCCAGCACATCGCCTTCGGCCAGCTCACGCAGCAGGGTCTCTTGGCTGATGGTGCCAGCGGTGTAGAGCGACAGCAGCGCGGTAATGTCCTGCGGTTCAAGGCGTGCGCCGAGGAAGTCGCGGTTGACGTAAGCGCTGCCGGCAGCGGTGGCGTTACCGAGGTACTGCGCGTGAAACTGCAGGCAGTTGTCGATCATGTCCTGCATATTTTGCGCGATCACCATCATGGTGCTATCGCCTTGGCTGCGGTCAATGCGCTTGGCTTCTGCGGTCTCGGCGCTCAGCTTCTGGCCTAGCACTGCCGACAGCCCTAGCTCGTTGATCTGCAACGCAAGCTGCTCAAGACGGCGGAACTGCGCCTCAAAGCTGCGGCCTGCTGGTTCGATGTACTCAGCGCGGCCTTCAGCAGGAAATGCGATCGCCTCACCAGGTCCGGCTGATACCTCTTCGGCGCTGGACGGGAAGCCGAACAGCGCCAGCATGGGCACCGCTGAGACATGGAGGATATTGTCGAGGTCAGATTGAATCTGGTAGGTCTTTAGGTTCAGCTCTGCGATGTCTTCCAGCGGCGGGCGCGACTCCATAAAACCATGCCGCTGCGCGTAGGCGATGCTGAACGGGATTTGGCTAAGGCTGGTTCGGCCTTCATCGACGACGGTAAACTCACCGCTGTCCTGTTTGCGGTGAATGCGGTACTCGCCAGGCGTTAGGACACGAACCTGCTCGACGGACTTCTCGCCAAACTCGCCATCAGGCACTGTGACGACTTCAGATAGCCGCAACTGGGTCAGCACCTGCCGGCCTTCTTGCGTCTCGGTGCGCCAACCAAGGATCTGCCTAGGCGTGTAGGTCACCCAATAGGGTCGACCCCCATTAGCTGGTGCATCCACCAATGTACCAATGTGGCCATAACGAACCATCTTCCGGGCGGCTTCATAGGTCCAGACATTGAGGTCATTGCCTTGCAGGTCGACGTCGAACAGTTGCTCGCGGATGATGTCGGCAGTGTCATCCAATCGCACTGGTTTACGGGTCAGCATGCCGCCCAGCATGCGCTCTAGGCGGATGTAATACGGCGGGCAAACGCTACGGGCTAGGCGGTTGTCGTAGGACTCGTCTAGCTCGCGTGGCTCTTGCGGCAGGTAACGACGATGCTTTTTGCGCATGCCATAGGTGCCCTGCAGCAGATCTTCGATCAAGATCCAATGCGGCTCTTGCGCGTACCAGCTTGTATTGGGATCGTTGACCTTCGATACGGTGCGCTGTGCTAGCGGCCGGTCGTAGAAGTTGTACCCGCTATACACGACCGCTAGCTGCTGACAATGCCGTCAGTTTACGGCTTCAGTCCCTGATGACAGGCCGGGTGGTTGTGATGCGCCTCGGCGGCCTGGTCACGGCCGACGCTGATGCCGACGGCATACATCATGAACAGCAGCGCCAGGGCAGCGCAGCGGTTGATCCAAGGATTGGTGGTCATGGTTGGGATGGTAGGTGGGCGGCCGTGCTGGCCGTGAGCAAAAGATACCAGCGTTTGCCGCCGTGGTCAACCCTAGTAAAGCCTGACGCCAGTGCCGCGGCCAGCGCCAGCGTGCAGCGGGTTGAACTCACGCCAAACCAAGTAGCCGAGCGCGTCGTTCATGTGATCGAACCCCGCGTCCTTGTCCGGCTCGCCCTTGTCGCTGTAGCACTGCAGCTCCAGGCACTCGATCACGCGACGGCAGCCCTGCGCCACCTGTAGCCGCACCTGCCCTTTGCCGTTCTCTAGCAGTGCCTGCACGGCTGCTACGCGATCACGCACTGGTGGGTTGCTGCGTGGTGACTGGTTGGACATGCCATAGGACTCCAGGATCTGGATGTCGGTCTGGCTTGCGTTGGTGCTGCGACTGCCACCGCTGGCGTCGGGGTAAATGTAGATCTGCTGCTGCGGATGCCGGCGGCGGATCTCTTGCGCCAAGGCATCGGTGTCATGGGCGCCTGCAATCTCGTCGATCACCAGCAGGCCGTTGTTCAGCCGAACGGCGATCACCGCAGACATGTTGCCCACGTTGAAGTCGATGCCAACGCGCACCGGTTCGCGGGTGATGTCGGGCACTGTGGCCGTGACGTGCTTCGCCCGGTCGAAACGGTCATACACCTGCCCAGTTGTCAGGTTGACGAACTCGCCGTCGAGGTACGCCCGCAGCAGGCTGGGGTCGTAGTTGGCTTCCAGCCGCTCGATGAAGTCTGGAGGCAGGTGTGGGTTGTCTGCCGTGCGCATCTTGATGAGCTGCCGATCTGGCCGCTGCTTGGCCTCGTCGCTACCGAATGTGTTCCACATCCAGCGGAACCCCTCTGGCGTCGATGCCGCGCCAAACTGCCGGACATTGCCGGAGCGCAAACGGCCGAGGATCTTTGGAAATGCCTTGTTGGCAATACTGGGCGTCACGGTATCGATCTCGTCAGCCAATACCCAGGCAAGGTTCAAACCGATGATGCGTGACCAGTTTTCAAAGCTGCGGCACAGGATCTTGGTGTCACCACCTGGCAAGTGCAACATGTATTCCGGCAACGGCGACGCCCTGAACGTATAGGGAATGTCATACGCCTCAAGGAATGCCTCGAAGTCCGTCTGCCAAATGTCCCGGATCAGCGGTCCAGTCGGCTCCATCACGCAGCCGATAAAGCCCTGATTGACTGCCGCCAGCATCACAGCCTTGGCACACAGCGCCCTGGTCTTGCCGGCGCCGTAGCCCGCACTGATGCCAAGGATCTGCGTAGCGGTGTCATCCACAAACGCAAGCTGCCCAGGGTGCAGGTCAGCTCGGATGCGGGTGATCAAGTCGTCAGTGTCCTCTGGCGTCTGCTGCTGCATAAACGCAAGCAGCGGCACTGGTTCGCAGATGCCGCTGACAATGCTCACGACATCTCGAACCGCAGCAGCCGAGCTTGCTTGTCCAGTGCAATCAGCGCGGTATTGAGTTGATCCTTCTCAGCAGCGCGGCGCTCGTATTCCATCGCTCGTGCAATGGCAGCCTCTAGCCACTGGGACCGCTCCAGCTTGGCATCAGCAGACAGCAGCTCACGAGCGCGGGCAATATAAGCATCAGCTTGACGCTCACCGACCCCCCAGTTTTCTGCGGCAAACTGAATGATTTGCTTTCTACTGTGAGCGCGCAAGAGCAAGTCATAGACAGCATTTGTGCGCTGTTCTGACTCTGTATTGTTGCACTTGCGCGCCATTGTATTACTCCCGGATTTGAATCGGCATGATGAGATACGTCTGCTCTGTCATGCTAGTCGGCCTCAGCACGACCGGCGTTGTTGCACTATTGGCCGACAGTGTAACAGTCTCCGCTTGGCGCATGGCTTTAAGGCCATCGAGCAAGTAATGCACATTGAACGCCCAGGTGCCGGTTGCGGTGCATTCGTAAGTGATCAGCTCCTTGCCGTTGTTGGCATCGGCCTCGGCCGTGATGGCCAGAGCGCCAGCAGCGGCGACTAGTTTGACCACGGAGTTGTGCGCTTCTGCGATCAGCGCGACGCGCTCCAGGCAACGGGTGAAGCGGTGCCGGTCCAAGGTCATGGAGTGCTCAAAGCTGGCGGGCACCAGCGCTGCTACGTCGGGGTACTTGCCGTCAAGGATGCGGCTGTAGATGGTGATGCCATCACCTGCATCGATGACTGCCTGACCGGATGCGGCAGCAATGCCGACGACTCGATCCTGCAACAGCTTCATCGTGCTGGCGGGCATCACCAGGTCAATGCCGTCTGGCAGCGCTACTGGCACACGCATCAGCCGGTGGCCGTCAGTGGCCTCCATGAACCCGGCTGCCATGTGGATGCCTTGGAGAATCTGCTTGCTGCTGTCGGTGCTGACGGCTGCCATGCAAGCGCGCACGCCAGCGGTTAGGTCCAGCTCAGCGCTAGGAGCCTCTACAGCGGGCAATGCCGGGTAATCCGCTGCATCCTGCACGGCAAGCCCGTAGGAGCCACTGGAGGCGCTCACAGCGCCGTCTGAGAGCGTTACAGGCTCGCCGTCGTCCATGCGGCTGACCAAGCCCGCCAGCAGCCGATACGGCAGCGCCACGGTGCCAGGTGTGTCGATGGCTGCCGGCACGGAGACCGTGATACCAAGTTCCAGGTTGAAGCCGGTCAAGGTCATGGTTGCGCCATCAGCAGCAATCAGGCAGCAGCTCAGGATCGGGTGGCTGTTGCTGGTACTGATGGCTGGGGCAATGGTGCGCAGCGCATGGCTTAGGTCAGCCTGCGTGGTGATGAGTTTCATGTGGCGGCTTCGGTAAGGATGGAGATGAGCCGGTGGTAATCGGCTTCAAACGAGCTGACCAGTTCAGCCGGGATTGGCTGCTGGTCATCTTGAGCATTGTCGCGGATGGCAGCGGCATAGGCAAGCGCATGCTCCATGGCGTCATGGAGCCGGTTGATCACGGGTTGCTGCTTGGCTGCGATGTTGATGAGATCCATGTAATGACATAAGCGACAAGCTGCTCAACCATGCGGCGTGGGATGTCCCCGCGCACATTGGCTAGCGCGTCGGACACTAGCCGGTGGTAACGCGCCACGGTAAGGCCACTGTCGCAATTCGACACCAACGCCCTGCTGCGGATCAACTCAGCGCGGCTGACACCTGCCATAGCCGCTTGGTGGTCGAGCGCCATGAGGTCTGCAGGCTCAAAACGGACTTTAACTTCTTTCATTTGGTGGCGGACGCAAGGAATGCAGCGTAGGACAGGGATCTCAGGTATGGCGGACGCAAGTGAGCCATGAGCGGACGCAAAAAACCTAGTCGTAGCAAGGAAGGACGCAAAATCGGGTTTTTCCCTTACCCCCCCCTATACGTTCTACACCTTCCCCCCTCCCCGTTTTTCTATACACGATATTTATCCCCTATTTGCGTCCGCCAAGGTAAAAAGATAGATAGAGACAGGGTTTTTGCGTCCGCCATTTGCGTCCGCCTAGCGTCCGCCGTGACGCAAGTTGCGTCCGCCAACCGTCTCACCATGCGTCCATCCTGAGACCCTCGATAAGACGGTCACGGGATTTGCCGCCCCTGGCGGACGCAAGTTTTGGAAAGATCTGCCGCAGTGCTGGCACCAGCAGCCGTGGTGCCTTGACCGTCCGGTCTGTCGGTGGGTCCATGAGCCAGCGGTCATTCTTATCTAGGTAGCCCTCATCTCTGTACCAGGTTTGCAGTGCTTCCCAGACCTTCTTTACGGATACTGTTGCACCTTCCTCATGGTGCAATCCAATGGCATCGCAGAACTCCCACAGATGACAACTTGCACGCCTGACATCCTCCATGGCCTGCCGACCTGAGCTATAGTCGATGCCGTATTCGATCGACAGCGACAAGCCCTCAAGCAACCAATTGAGAAACGCTGGGCATATCTGTTGCTGGATGAAGTCGGGGTCATCCTTTAGACGTGGATCGGCTTGGATGTGGCTTGATTCTGTAGGCGTTGCCATGAACGTCTTACGGAACCTGAACACATGGAACCGGGTCTCAATGGCCACCTGATCACCAGACAGCGACGGGTCTTTGTTCAGGTTAAACACGAACAACGACGACGGCACAAACTGCGACTCCTGCACACCTTTCAGCTCGTAAGATAGTTCCTCGCCGCTAATTGCAGCCTTAAGTGACTGCAGGTTGTCGATATGCACAAACTGACTATTTTCGCTGGACCAATTGACTGAGGCACCACGCAGCGGGGCAATGGGAAACTTGCGGCCTTGGTCGTACTGGCGAAAGTCGGCCAGAGAGCAGGACGTGAAATTGCGGCTGCCGAGGGTGTCGCGCAGGGCAGTGCGGATAGTGTCTTTGCCGTTGCTGCCCTCACCAATCATGAGCACTGCCCGTGGCCTGCCGCGTGTGGCTCGGTATTTGGTCAGGTCAAGGCCGCTGCCAAGGATGCGCTGCAGCGTGTCACGGTCACCGGGCTCCACAGCTTCCAACAAGCGCCATAAGTGCTGCGGGTTTGCCTCGGGGTTGTAGGCGTAGGCGGTGACGTAGGTGAAGGCGGTGTCTGGGTCGTGTGGCGTAAAGGCGTAATTGAGTTTGCGGCCTGCCCATGACCACGACACCACGCCATTGGCGCAGTTGATCGCATTGGCCGGGTTGACCGGCACAGGGTCCAGCAACCGCCGCATCCATGCGAGGGCTTCATCGACGTATTTAGGGCGCTTCCACGGGTAGCAACGCTCGCCGGTGTTGCCATTGACAACGTGCATCTGCGACAGCAGCGCAGCAATGCTGGGCGCTAGCTCCTCGTCGGTAATCGGCTTGTAATGGGTGCCACACCAGCAATGGAGTACACCATCAACACAGATCCATCGTGGCGACTGGGCTTGGAACACATGCCGCACTACCAGGTCGAGCCATTCGGTGTCGGTTTTGTTGTAGAGCTGCAGGTTGATCACCTCAGGCTCTACTGCTGTGGTCTCACGGCTGCGCCTGCTGCGTGGTGCTGGCGTGGATGGCTTCCAGCCGTGATGCCGCGCCCAGTACCAGAACGTGCCAGCACTGATCTGATTACCGCCGGAGCTGGCGATCTGCTGCAGACCATGCCACTCAGGGCTGTGCTGCTGCATCAGGGCAATGGCCTGGTCGGCGTCACCGCAGGCTTTGATCAGCCCCCAGAAGATATTGCGGTAGATGTGGTAGGTGCCGGTACCGGGCTGGCGCTGCGGGATAAAGGCAAGTGCCTCGCGCACCTCGTCAATGCTGCGCTCGATCGGTTCGGCGTAGGACTGAGCCGGTCGCTCGTGCTGGTAGTAGGTCTCTGATGGGAGTGCAGCCTCAATGTCAGCCACGCTGTAGCGGTGCCCTGCATGGGATACCATCTGGCACATCTCACCCAGCTCACCATCGGCACCGGCGTGGAAGGTGCCTGGCAGACGCATGACACGAGCTGGATTCTTGATGCTGCGGTCAGCATCGGCGTAGTCGAGCAGCCGGGTCTGCAGCAGACGCCAGTGCTCAATGGTGATCGGCTCGGACAGGACCCAGTAGTTGTGGATCGACTTTCCGCCGGTTGACACCTGCATGGTCGGCTCGGGCAGCCGCAGTTCTTGCCATGCGGTGAGTTGCCAGTCGGTTGGGCGGTCGTCCCATTCGCAGAAAAACGCACGGCAGGTCGTGATGTCAGCGTCCTTGTCGCCGCCATCGTTGATGACGACGTAAACGCCGCGGCCTTCGCGCTGCCACTCGTTGATACGGATGCGTGAGAACCCGCCTTTGCGGCCTGCATCGCCTGCTTTTTTGGGATTTTCAGCGTGGTAGAACGCCCGCAGCCGGATCTCACCAGCAGGTTTGCCCAGTGCATGGACAAACTGCCTGCCAAGGTCAAAGTCAATGTCCTTCATGGCTCACGACGCCCGGTTGCCGGCAGCAGGCCGCGGCTATGCAGCTCCATGGACTGCTGCAGCAGCAGCCTGATGGCTGTGCCACGGGACATGCGGTCACCGCGCCAGGCATCCAGCCATTGCAACTGGTCTTGGCTGAGGCGCACTGGTGTTGGATGGGCTAATCGCATCTGCGGCGGCTGTGTGCTTGCACACTGTAGCCGTGGCTGCTACGCTTGCAAGGCCACATGCCAACGGGAGCATGGATCAAGACCACGGATCAATGGTGTGCCGAAAATGCGGTAGCACCAGCATTGAAGTTTGGGAAACGCCTGAGCTGACCCATTACGGCAAGTTCATTTGCGTTGATTGCGATTGTTTTAATGGTTGGGCGCCAAAACCACAGGAAAACAAACACGATCGACCAAAACGTAACAAAAAATTGCATGACAAATTCGGCAAAGGATTTTGCCAGATGTGCTTGCGAGAGCCGGACAAAGCAGGATCACTACCTAATGAGTCAGTGCTGGAAGCTCATCACGTCATTTCTTTGAAAGAAGGCGGCAGTGATGAGCCCGAAAATCTTTGGACTGTTTGCACTGATTGCCACAAGCTGATTCATGCTCGCAGGCTTGAATTGAGCAAATACCTCTTTGAGGGTGAATGACTGTTATGGACCCAACAACTGCATTTGATCATCGGCTACAGCACGTCCCTTATGAATGGAAAAGCCCAATTTCCGAGGTCGTAGACACGTTTGAAACAGTACAAATTGGGCTTAAAAGCATCGGCATTGAAGATCCTTTTGTGTTGATTGAAGCCGTAAGGCTTGTTTTTGATCGCTATGACAAAGCAAACCCTGAAGAATGACCTACTCCGACTTTCTAGCTTCCAAATCCACCGCTTGCCCTGCTGCTGGCTTTGATCCGCAGCAGTTCACCGCGCCACTGTTCCCGTTTCAGCGGGACATCGTCACCATGGCCTGCCGTGTTGGCAGGTTCTGCATCTGGGCCGACTGCGGCATGGGTAAAACCGCCATGCAGCTTGATTGGGCGCATCAGGTGCATCAGCACACTGGCGGCAACGTGCTGGTGCTGGCACCACTAGCAGTGGCACACCAGACCGTCCGCGAGGGTGCCAAGTTTGGCATCCCGTGCGCGTTCGCTGCAACCCAGTCCGACGTGCAACCCGGCATCACAGTCACCAACTACGAGAAACTGAGCCACTTCGACCCGCCCAGCTTCGCTGGCGTGGTGCTCGACGAGAGCAGCATCCTCAAGGCGTACACCGGCAAGATCCGCAACCAGATCATCGAGTCGTTCGCGCAGACACCGTTCCGGCTGGCCTGCTCAGCCACCCCGGCGCCCAACGATCACATGGAGCTTGGCAACCATGCCGAGTTCATCGGTGTGATGACCAGGACCGAGATGCTGGCCATGTTCTTCGTCCATGACGGCGGCGACACCAGCAAGTGGCGGCTCAAGGGTCACGCTCAGTCCAAGTTCTGGGAGTGGGTCTGCAGCTGGGCTGTCACCATCCGCAAGCCATCGGACCTGGGCTACGACGACGGCAGCTTCATCCTGCCTGACCTGCAGATCAATGACTGCACGGTTGAGACACCACGCGAGGCCATGGCCGACGATGCCGGCCAGATGGCGCTGTTCGCCATGGAAGCCCGGACCCTCAGCGATCAGCGGCACGTCCGCAAGGCATCACTGCAGATGCGCGTTGATGCAGCCGCTGCCCTGGCCAACAACAGCACCGAGCAATGGCTGATCTGGTGTGATCTTAATGACGAGTCCAAAGCGCTTACCACTGCCATCGATGGCGCGGTCGAGGTGTCAGGCAGCGACAGTGATGACCACAAGCGCCGTGCCGCGATCGACTTTCAAGATGGCAAAATCCGAGTGCTGGTCAGCAAGCCCAGCATTTTCGGCTTTGGTCTCAACTTTCAGGGCTGCCACAACGTCGCCTTTGTTGGTCTGTCGCACAGCTACGAGGCGTTCTATCAAGCGATCCGCCGGTGCTGGCGATTCGGGCAGCAGCACCCGGTCAACGCGCACATCATCTACGACGTGGCCGAGGGCCGCGTGATCGAGAACATCCGCCGCAAGGAAGCGGACAGCATCGCAATGGCTGAGTCAATGGTCACCATCATGAAGCAAACCACCATGGAACAACTCAAGAAGATCCAGCGCCAGGTTGCGCCACACATCACTGAGCACAAGACCGGCGACAACTGGGACCTGTACATGGGCGATTGCGTTGAGAGCATCAAGCAGCTCGACTCAGACAGCATCCACTACAGCATCTTCAGCCCGCCGTTTGCGTCGCTGTACACCTACTCCAACAGCGACCGCGACATGGGCAACAGCCGCAACGACCAGGAGTTCTTCGATCACTTCGTCTACCTGGCCAAAGAGCTGCATCGCGTGCTGATGCCTGGCCGATTGATCAGCTTCCACTGCATGAATCTGCCCAGCAGCAAAGAGCGCGACGGCTTCATCGGCGTCAAGGACTTCCGCGGCGACATGCTGCGCATCTTCCAGGCTGCTGGTTTTGTGTTTCATTCAGAGGTTTGCATCTGGAAGGACCCCGTCACTGCCATGCAGCGCACCAAGGCGATCGGCCTGCTGCACAAGCAGATCCGCAAGGACTCAGCCCTGAGCCGTCAAGGCATCCCTGACTATCTGGTCACGGTGCGCAAGCTGGGCGACAACCCAGAGCCATGCGCAGGGCCGTTTACTGAGTTTGCTGGCGAGAACCCACCAGCCAAGAGCGGCGACGCCATCAAGGACAGCATCAACATCTGGCAGCGCTACGCCAGTCCGGTGTGGATGGACATCAACCCGTCCGACACCCTGCAATACCGCAGCGCCCGCGCCAACGACGACGAGCGGCACATCTGCCCGCTGCAGCTCGAGGTGATCCGTCGTGGCCTGCAGCTGTGGAGCAACCCAGGTGATCTGGTGCTCAGCCCGTTCGCTGGCATCGGCAGCGAGGGCTACGTCAGCCTGCAGATGGGTCGCCGGTTCGTTGGCTTCGAGCTGAAGCACAGCTACTTCAACTGCGCTGTCAAGAACCTGCAGGCCGTCGAGTCGCACAAGCAGGGGGTGCTGGTGTGAACCTCCGCCCTTATCAGCAGCAGCTCATCATCGACATCCGCCTGCAGTACCAGCTAGGCAAGCGCACGGTTCTAGCAGTGCTACCGACCGGCGGCGGCAAAACGGTGTGCTTCAGCTACATCGCCCAATCCGCCGCCCGCAAGGGCAACCGCGTCTGCATCCTGGTGCATAGGGCTGAGCTGCTGGACCAAGCCAGCCGCAGCCTCACGGCTATGGGCGTCAGTCATGGCCGAATCGCGGCAGGCCGCAGCATGGACCTAAGCCATGCGGTGCAGGTTGCCTCAGTCCAGACCCTTGCCCGCAGGCTTCACAAACTGCCGAGAGAGTTCTTTCAGCTTCTGGTGGTGGACGAAGCGCACCACACCAATGCCGGTCAGTGGGCATCGGTCATTTGCCATTTCCAAATAGCGCACGTTTTAGGAGTTACAGCGACCCCATGCCGTGGCGACGGGCGCGGGCTTGGCGACCACTATGAGGCCATGGTGCAGGGACCCAGCGCTGCTTGGTTGACTGATAACGGCTACTTGGCCAGTGCTCGTGTCCTGGCGCCGCCGGGATTCAATGCCACCGGCCTGCGCAAGCGGATGGGTGACTTTGACACCAAAGAGGCCGAGCAGCGCGTTGGCACCATCATGGGTGACTGTTGCAGTCATTACCGCAAGCATCTGGCAGGCCAGACGGCTATTGCGTTCTGCTGCTCGGTGGCGCATGCCGAGGCGGTGGCTGCCCTGTTTATGAGCCAAGGGATCCCAGCCGCCAGCATTGACGGCACCATGACCGCCGACCAGCGCAGCGACCTCTTAACAGCACTCGGAACTGGTCGGATCAAGGTACTTACATCGTGCTCACTTATTGGTGAAGGCGTAGACGTGCCAAGCGTTGGGGGTTGCATCCTGCTCAGGCCAACGCAGTCAGTCGGGCTGCACTTGCAGATGATCGGCCGCTGCCTGAGGCTAAGCCACGGCAAGACCGCTGTCGTGCTGGACCACGTCGGCAATACGCTGCGGCTCGGGCATCATCTCGAAGACCGCGACTGGACCCTGGACGGTGCCGCCAAGCGTGACCGCGAGCAGGCACCATCGGTCAAGGTGTGCCCGGTGTGCTTTGCCACCAGCATGAGCGCTACGCAGATCTGCCCTGACTGCGGGCATGTGTTTGCCCCGCAGGAGACCAGGGAGCTAAAGGTAGTTGAGGGCGAGCTGCAAGAGTTGACCACACGCGAGCGCAAACGCGAGCAGGGCACAGCCCAGTCCCTTGAAGACCTCCGCAAACTGGCGCAGCAACGCGGCTACAAACGCGGATGGGCAGAGCGCGTCTACCAGGCTAGGTTGGCCAAGCGGCATGGGTTATGAGTGAGCGAGCAGCAGATCCAGCAGGAAATCCGGCTGGCCATCAGCCACGGTGATACGAAGGTCTTCCGCAACAACACCGGCACCCTTAAGGACGCCAACGGCCGCCCAGTGCAGTTCGGTTTATGCAAAGGCAGTGCTGACCTGATCGGCTGGCGGACGGTCACGGTGACGCCTGAGATGGTCGGCACCCAGGTGGCTGTGTTCCTCAGCATTGAGGTCAAGACCCCAACCGGCCGGCTGCGGCCAGAGCAGCAGCAGTGGCTCGACGCCGTCCAGGCAGCCGGCGGCATTGCTGGCGTGGCACGGTCTGTGGATGACGCGTTACGGATTGTGACTGAGCACGCTTGACCACGGCGGCACATGGTGTAGGATATGGGGGTCCCAAACGGATTCCACCCGTGGCCACCATCACCGAAATCGAAACCATCCGCGACACCGATGCACTTCTGGTTGCCCCAAGCGGCAAGCATCTCGTGCAATTCCGCAACGTGGGCAGCAACCAAGCATGGACTGCTCAGTACCAATTGATCGACGGTCAATGGGTAATGCGCAGCAGCGGATTCAACTGGATCGGCATTTTGCATGATCGTTACCGTTCATTCAAAGCCAAGGGCTATCGCAAGCCATGACCCATGCGGCCAGCCGGGAGCCGCACCCAATCCCGGCATCATTCCACCCGCGTTAACACCATGACAACCACACTGACCCTGATCCTTGCCCTGTTGCTGCTGCCGTTGCTGGTGCTGCTATGGGCAACGGAGTCAACCGAGCAACGCGCCAAGCGGCTGCGTGGTTACGGCTGGTCGCAGCGCCGCATTGCGGAGCACATGCACATCAGCCGCTACCGCGTCCGCCTAGCACTGGCATAGAAAACGACGGGGGCGCCACACCCCCGTCATCCCTACCAAAACCATCCTACCCATGACATCAGACGATTTCTGGACATTTCAGACCGCCAAGCAGCACGGCGGCGGGTTCATCTCACGCCTCGCCGATGCAGGGCTGGTTGCTGACCCGACCAACCGGCACACCCTGCTGCAGGCGTTCCCGCAGCTGCAGCACTGCTTTGGACCCCAGACCCTGATCCACAAACAACTGAGGCAGAAATGACGATCACTAACGAGCAGTACCACGCCGACCCGGCTGTCAGCGCCAGCCACCTCAAGGCGGTAATGCAGTCGCCTTACCACTACTGGAGCCGGTACGTTGACTCCAACCGCAAGCCGGTTGAACCGACCGCTGCAATGAAGCTGGGCAGCCTTGCCCATTGCGCCATCCTTGAACCAGAGGAGCTGCTGCAGCGCTACGGCATCTGCGCACCACGCAACACCAAGGCCGGCAAGGAGCAAGCCGCGGCCATGGAGACCGAGGGCATCGAGGTAGTTACCAGCAGCGACATGGCGCTTGCCATGGGCATGAGCGCTGCAGTGCAGGCGCACCCTGCAGCATATGCACTGCTCAAAGAGGGCAAAGCCGAGCAGTCGTTCTGGTGGGATGACCTAGCTACCGGCCTGCGTTGCAAGTGCCGCCCGGATTGGTATCAGGGCAGCACCGTGGTGGACATCAAGACCACCACCGACGCCAGCCCGCAGGCGTTCGCCCGCAGCGTGGCCACTTTCGGCTACCACATCCAAGCAGCGCATTATCTCGCTGGCCTGCACGGCGCTGAGCGGTTTGTCTTCGTGGCAGTCGAGAAGACCTACCCGCACGCCGTGGCGGTGTATGAGCTTGACGCCGAAGCCCTTGCATTAGGGCGGACCATGCGGGACAATGGCATGGACGTGATCGCCGGATGCCATGCCGCCAATGTGTGGCCGGGTTACGGCGACACGATCATCCAGACCATCAGCCTGCCTAAGTGGGCGACAAATCCCATCGAAACCCAAACCTTCTGATGTCAACAGCAATCACCACCTGGACCCCTGATCAGGTCCAACTGATCAGCAGCACCATTGCACCGGGCTGCACCAATGACGAGTTGCGGCTGTTTGCCTATGCCTGTCAGCGCACTGGGCTAGATCCGTTCAGCAAGCAGATCTACGCCATCAAGCGTGGCGGCAAGATGACCATCCAAGCCGGTATCGATGGCCTCCGTGCCATTGCCGAGCGCACCGGGCAACTGGACGGCAGCCATACCGAGTGGTGTGGCGAAGAGGGCGGCTGGGCTGATGTGTGGCTTGGCACCAAGCCGCCCGCTGCGGCTAAAACCACCATTTGGCGCAAAGGCAGCCAGCACCCGTTCGTTGGTGTTGCCCGCTTTGCGGATTACAACGGCGGCCAAGGACTGTGGTCCAAGATGCCCGCCGCGATGATCGCCAAATGCTCTGAGGCACTGGCGCTGCGTAAGGCTTTCCCTGCCGACATGTCCGGCGTCTACACCACCGATGAGATGGACCAGGCCACCGAGCCTGTAACGGTCACCACTGAGGCCGCGCCGGCACTGCCTGCCGTCAAGGCCAAGGACACCAGCAAGACCTTTACCGCTGGTGCTGCCGCTATCGCTAAGGCCAAGAGCCTGCAGGACCTTGAAGACCTGCAACCCCGCATGGCAAAGCGGCTGGAAGATGGCGACCTGACGCAAGAGCAGCACGACAAGCTGCTGCAGCAGATGCTTGAGAAGGAGGCTGACCTTGTATCTGACGACTGAACAGCTAGCAGCACGCTGGGGCTTGAAGCCAAGCACCATCAAATCCCAGCGGCTACGCAACCAGGGACCGTCCTATTACACGGTCCCACGGTTCGGCTTGCCCTTAGGTGAGTCGCGGGTTAGGTATCCCATAGCGGATGTGCTGGCCTTTGAAGAATTCAACTCTATTACCCCCATCAATCCATGAGCCTTTATGCTTCCGGCGTCGTTCGTATTATTAGCGAACCGCAAATTAAGTTTTTTGATTCTGGTACTTGTGTTTGCAACTTCGGTGGTGGCATCAGCGAAGGTAAAGACAAAGATGGCAATTACATCAACAATGCCATTGATGTAGAGGTCTGGGGCAAGGGCGGCGAGATGATTGCCGACAACTGCAAAAAAGGCGACAGCATCATGGTGACGGGTGCTATCCGCCGTCAAGACTGGACTGATAAAGAGTCCGGCACCAAGCGCAGCAAGCATGTGCTGAACGTGCAACGGTTTGAGTATCTGCCACGCACGAAGACTGAGGAGGCTGCATTCTGATGAATGAAGCCGCCATTAAAGCAGCATTTGATGCGTGGTGGCGTGACAGTTACAGGGTGCCTCCTGGCACCCACGCGGTCATGACCCATGTTGCCTTTGCTGCGCACATCCTCCGGCTTATGGAGCTGATGCAGGATGACTGACCTCGTCAACCACCCACCGCACTACACGCAAGGCGGTATTGAGTGCATCGAGGCTATCCAGGCAGCACTGACCCCGGAGGAGTTCAGGGGTTACTGCAAAGGCAATGTGCTCAAATATGTTTGGCGTGAAAAGCACAAACAGGGCACAGAGTCATTGCGCAAAGCCAATTGGTACATGCAGTGGCTGATAAGTTAAACGATCGCAAGCCTGACGGCAAAGGCCGCAACCTTACGGTCAACATCCGCATGAGCCGCGAAGAGATCGAAGCTGCTCGCAAACTAGGCGACGGCAACATTAGTATGGGTTTCCGTCATGCAATTAGGTATGCCTGCTGGAAAAACATGCGGCCAATCAAACTCAGCACAATACTGCGTAGCGCAGCAGTCATGGCACAGGATCTAGAAGATGCCCGCAATTCAAACTCGATGCCCTAATTGCGAAGCGTTTCGCACTTATGTGACCGTCACCAACACCACACCTAAATACATCATTCGCGGCCGCAAATGCACTGCTTGTGATCATCGATGGTACACCTATCAGACGCATGAGCAAGTAGTTTCACGGTATGACATCATCACACCCAAGAAAAAACCACTACTGAGACATGATCCTTTCTGACACCGAGATCCATGACCTGATCGAACAGGGCATGGTGCATCATCATCAGCCGGAGCTGATCAATCCTGCCAGCTTGGATCTTCGACTGGGCGACCTGATCATGCTGGAGTCGGTGCAGTCCCACCAGATGATTCCGCTGTCGATCAAGGATTACACCGCTGAGCACCCGTATCAGTTAGTGCCAGGGCAGTTCATCCTGGCGCAGACGATCGAAACCTTTGTCATGCCTGAGGACGTAGCCGGGCTGTTCTTCCTCAAGTCCAGTCGCGCCCGTGAAGGCTACGAAAACCTGCACGCCGGCTATGCCGATCCCGGCTGGCATGGCAGCGCGTTAACGCTGGAGCTGAAAAATGCCCGCCAGTTGCAGCCGCTGCCGATCTATCCAGGGCTCAAGATCGGCCAAATGGTGTTCTTTCGCATGAGCCAGCGCCCAGCGCTTAGCTACGCCCTGACCGGTAGCTACAACAACGACCGGCTTGTGTCAGCCTCTAAGCAGTTCCTCGGCCGCAGCAAGATGCCACGGCTCGACGCTGCATGAGCGCATAGCCTCACGCACCAGCCAGTTGATCTGCGATCGCTGGCTGGCCTCTTGCTCTGCTAATAGCAACGCATACTCCAACAGAGCGTTCCAATCCTGCTGCTGATGTAGCTCACGCAACATGCTGGCATTGGCAGCGCCGTGAAATTGTGCTTCTATCGTATGAACCAATGGATTCATCATGTCTGACAGTATCAAGGATTATCTCAACAGTATCGCTAAATATCCATTGTTGACACCGCAGCAAGAGATACAACTTGGCAGGCGGGTTGCAAGGCTTAAAGAGTTGCAACAACTGGAAAGGCCGTTAACAAAAGATGAACAGCGCGAGATGCGCAGCGGCGAACGCGCCCGGCAACGGTTCATTCAGTCCAATCTGCAACTTGTGGTGCATATTGCCCGCAAATATGACAAGCGCCAGAACAAGACGCTTGAGTTCATGGACTTGATCCAAGAGGGCAACATCGGCCTGTCCCGCGCCGTGGATCTGTTTGATCCCACCCGCGGCTACAAGTTCTCGACCTATGCCTACTGGTGGATCCGGCAGGGCATCACTCGCGCATTGATCACTTATGACGCCATCATCAGGCTGCCGATCGGCGTGCATGAGATGCTTTACAAGGTCAACCGCACCATTCAAGACCTCGGCCATGAGTTAGGCCAGGCACCAAGTACTAGTCAAGTGGCAGCGCATCTGGACATGGACCCCAAAGATCTATCCATGTTGCTGCGGCAAAGCTATCGCGTAACCAGCCTTGACCAATACATTGCAGACTCTGAAAGCAACACCATTGCAGAAACAATTGCAGATCCTGCATCCAATCAAGAGGACGTTTTAATCCGCCAAGATATACAAAATGTGATGGAATGCTTTGCAAAATACCTTGATGAGACAACGCAAACAGTGCTTAAAGCACGCATGATTTACCAGCCAATTACCTGGTCAGAGCTGGAGCGCACCACTGGCATTAACAAGACACGATTGCACAGCATTGAGCAACGTGGCATCATGCGCCTCCGTATGCTGATGAGCAATCCGCTGGCAGGCACGCCCCTTGGAACCAACGATTGAAAGATACGGCAATGTATGGCGCGTTTGTCTAAATGGGATGTGCAAAGATCATGCGCAAGACTGGCAAGCAGTTATCTTTTATCATCAGATGTTGAATCAATCAACCAGTCCTGAATCTTTAGCACGCGATCAACGGTCCATGACTCCTGACGGTTAAACCACTCGCGCCATTCTTCGCTGCCTTTGCGACGGTTGCAATTCTGACATGCGGGAACAAGATTACCAGCAACTGTGGCGCCGCCCTTGTGGCGTGGTTTGACGTGGTCTAACGTATCAGCCGGCACACCGCAGTACGCGCATTCATGCTGCCATGCCTCAAAGATTTGCTGTCTAAATTGATGCTTTGCGCTGCGTTTTGATACGAGGTTGGAGCCATCAATCAAATGATCCACGCAATTCGGGGATAGGTAGCACCTGAACCGATAAGCCCAGGATGTGATCATTAGACGGCGCTAACTCAGTGAGCCGCGCCACAAAATCATCTGATACCGCTTCCGGGTCGTCGCTGTCGCTTTCCACCACGATGGTGTATTCGATCTCAAGGACGTACTGCCTCATACCGTTGGCCTGCAGGTGATGTCAACGCCGCCGCGCTCCCGTGGCCGCAGCGTTAGCCATATCCCTCCAAGTGATTTAGGCATCACAATGCGCTCAATTGCCCATCCACCCGTAGCGCCAAACTCCTGCTTATATGTGCCGGTCTGCAGATGCCAGCGCTGCTCAACCCATGCCTTGCCGTTCTCCGCGATGCGATAGCACGGGTGAGCGACCATGCTGCGCTCGTGGTTATGACCATTGACCATGATGTCTGCGTCAGGTGCAATCTGCGCATACCGGCCGCCGCCCATGGTGCCTTTGGTGACGATGCCGCCCCATGCGCCATGGTGAAAGAACAACGTACAGCGGCGTGTGCGGCCAGCTGGTTGGCGGAATGCAAACCGCACAAAGCCCTGATAGCCCATATGCTCGGTGACGGCGCCATCGTTGCGCATGAGCCGCACCACGTTCTCTAGCGGGTCGATCTCTTGATTGTTGAGCACGGCAGTCTCGTGGTTGCCATCGCCCATCATCAGGATCATGTTGCCGTATGGCCTGAGCAGGTCTGCCGACTCGCGGAAGACCAGATCGAAATAGTTGCCGCCGAGGTGCTCTGGTCTGATGTCACCCTTGCTACCGCGCCGATCCTTTTTGCCCTGCATCAGGCAAAGCACATCACCAAACATCAACGCATGACCACCAATCGCCTTGCACTCCTCAAGGTGCTGCAATAGCAGCTTGCGGTTACATTTCGGGTTGTCTAGGTGGATGTCCGATAGCAGAAGAAAGGTTGCCTCTTCTTTGGTGCTGCTGTACGGTATCCGTATCTCCAAAAGCTCCGGCGATACTCTTGCAGACGTAATCGCCATGCCGTTTGTAGCGGCTTACACGGCAGTCTAATAGTCCCAGCGCACGCGTGGTCTGCCTTTACGGATGCCTAGGTGGACGAAACCCTTAGGCGCGCCATAGCCGACGCTGTACGGCCACTCACGATCAACCCATGCCTGCACCTTGTTGATGTCAGCGCCATCGACGTAGAAGTCCACAGCTCCCACATTGGGAGCATCGTAGAGATGCTCACTGCCTGATGCGCCACCGACAGCGCGGTTGATCGCTGCTGGCCTGTAGCCGCTGGTAATCGTGATGCGCTTGCCGCCAAATGCCGTGCGCACACGCTCCAAGAATGCTGCCAGCTCGGCCGCGGTGTCGATCTGATGTTGAGCAACAAACCGCCGTGCCGGATCACCCAGCGCAAACTCGCCAAGGGTGAAATGTGCCGACAGCTTGGTGCTGAACGGATCGCTGGGTTTCACCTTGTACGGCAACGCTTGCGCAGCTTCGCCCCACAGGCGCCCCTCAGCCTGCCGGCGACGCAGCAGCCCAGCTTCCACATTGGTGCCAGGATTGCGGTACAGCAGCATCGCCTCGGGGACTGCATCCCAGTCCTTTTCCTTTAGCCGCTTGCTGATCGTTTCAAAGCCCGGCGCGGCGTAGAAAGCAGAGCCCAAGTTATAGGCAAAGCTAATCAAGGCGCACTGCTTGTCGCCGTTCATGGCGTTCCAGTACGGCACGGTCGCCCGCAGCTTGTCGGCAGTGCGCTCGATCTCAAGATCCAGCAGCTTGCTGGCCTCAATGATGGTGATTTTGTCACCGCGCTGCACCTTGCGGCCGTCGCTGTACCTAGTGGTGCCGTAGCCAATGGTCCAGGGATCGCCGCCGCTGAGCGGATCCGGGTAAGCCGACAGGTGGCACCCTTCAAACTCCTTGATCAGCTTTGCTGCCGCCTCATGGCTATGCAGCTTGCCATCTTGGCTCCAGGTCTGGAACCAAGGCTGGCTCCTGTCAAACAACTCAGGCGCAACCTTTAATAGCTCGGCTTCTAGTTCAGAGATCGCCGCCTGCTGATGCGGCAGCCCTTTCCAGTAGCGGAACAGGTCGCTGGGCTTGATTGGTGATTTGCTCACAGATCAGCGGCGCTTAGGAAACATCAGCCTCAGTGCCTGCAGCAGCAGTTGCACCCAGCTATTGGATTTAAGCGGCGTCAGCGCGATGATCTCGCTGCCAGCAGCAAGAACGATGGCGATGACGGCGACAGTTTGCGCGTCCATGACTAACCGTGTGGGCGTGCCTCTAGCGTAGCTACCCGCTGCTCGACGCCATTCAAACGGGCAAAGGTTTCTTTACGGTCTGACTTGATGTCGCCATGGAGCACCTCCAGTTGCGTGGCGATGTGCTCCACTGCAGCGGTGAGCCGGATCACTGCATCACGAGCCTCGTCGCTGCGGCGGCTGAAGCCCATCGCGCCCATCGCGGCCACGCTGATGGATGCCCCAGCAACAGCAGCGATGACCTCGATCATGCACTCAGGTTAGCGCCTGCTGCCATGGCATCCCGCTGGCTTTGCTGGGATGACGCTGCTCGTCAAGCTGCGCCTGCAGGGCGGTCAAGATCTCGGTGACCTTCTCAGCACCGAAGGCATCCTGGACCCAGCCGATCACCATCTGCTCAGTCAGGTCGGCATACGGGATCAGCTTGTCCGGGCGCTCAAAGCCCAGTGAACCGTAGGCGCCGCTGCTGTAGGTGCCGTCTTCGGCCGAAAGCGACCAATGAGCTGTCATCACAAACCCGTCGGCGGTTTCGCGTTCCAGGTTGGCGATGTGCCAGGTGAAGGTGGTGGCCATGCAATGCCTTGATTTAGTGTCAATGTATCAGATTTCAGGCATTGCGTACTCTTGCGTGGTGTTGCAGTAATGCTTAAAGATCACCTCGCTGGTATTGCCAGCCCAGGCTGCTACCTGCGGCACAGGGATGCCGGCCTCAATCCAGTGGCTGATGGCTGTATGCCGGCAGTCGTATGGCCGGTAAAGGTGTGAGATCAGTCCGGCCTGATGCAGCGGCTGTAGCTTCTTGCGGAAGTAGCTCTGGAATGCCAGCCGGTCCCACGGGAACAGGTAATCGGACTCTCGGGGCAAGGTGTCGAGGATTGCCTGACACTTGCCGTTGAGCGGCACCCATCGTTTTTTGTTGGTCTTGGTGCTGTCCTTCAGGCCATGGGTCAGCGTCCAGTTCTGATGCACCAGGATCTTGTTGTCTTTGATGTCAGCCCACCGCAGCGCCCGCACCTCTCCGGTTCGCATGGCGGTCTGCAGCATGAACTCGGTATATTGCGACCAGTTCACGGTCCGATAGGTCAGCTTTGCCTCAAGCGCTGCCAGCACCAGGCCGATCTCATTGCGCGGGATGACGATGATCTCTTCGTCCCGCTGCGGCGCCTTGGGCATCTTGAAACTGGCCAGCGGGTTGCGGTCCAGGTAGCCGACATCTTCTTGCGCCGCCCACTTGTACATCGTCTTGGTGTACATCGCCACGCGCCGCGATGACAGGACGGGCTTCTGCCCCAGCACCCAGATCATGACCTGCCGCGCCTGATCCAGGTCCTGCACCGGGCAGCGCCTGAGCCACTTGGTGACCTGCCGATAATCAGATGTCAGGCTGGTTGGGCACAGCGAGATGGAACGCTCTGCGAGGAAGGCGTCCCATAACTCGCTGACTGTCAGTGACACAGGGTGAGTATTGAGTAGGTCTAAGAGGTCTAGGCAATACCAGCATCAGCGAGACGCTGTTCGAGAACCTCAATGCGTTCCATTGCTTCCTGCAGCGCCTTCACTGCCTTCATGTAGAGCACCGAATAGTTGACCGACT